GATCTCTTAATTAAACCCCTAAAGGGATAACATAGAGGGGGTTATTGCGTATTTCCTGTAAGTATGGTATACTATGTATACATGATAATAAAAGTAAGGGGGTATTTTTATGGCGCGGAAGAAAACAGCCCCGGAGCTGGAAGCAATCTTAGAGCGCATACCAGAAGATAAAAAATATATCGGGCGAAAGCTCATTGACGAACTTGTTTTTATGCAGGACACCTTAACGCAGCTTAAGCGGAAAATCAAAGAGAACGGCACAGAGGAAGAATTTATACAGGGGAAACAGAACTTTGTACGGGAAAGCACAGCCCTTAAGAGCTATAACACCACAGTACAGAGATACAGCACGCTATATAAGCAGCTTACCGACTTAATGCCTAAATCTGTGGAAGCAGAAAAGAGCAATGCAGTATATGACTTTCTGAAAGGCGGCAACGCATGAACTATATAGAGCAGTATTTACAACAGATACAGCGCGGGAAGTGCATTGTAAGCAAGAGGGTTAGACGGGAATATGAACGCCTTGCAGACGATATAAAGCACCCTAAAAAGGGCTATGTGTTCGACCAAAAGAAAGCGGAACGGCCTATAATCTTTATAGAAACATTCTGTAAGCACTCTAAGGGGGAATGGGCGGGCAAGCCTGTAAGATTAGAGCTTTTCCAGAAAGCTTATATAAGTGCGTTATTTGGCTTTGTGAGTGAAACCACAGGGTATAGGAGATACCGCGAAACGCTATTCTATGTAGCCCGGAAGAACGGAAAAAGCCTTTTGCTTAGTTGTATTGCCCTGTATATGCTCATTGCAGACGACGAACCCGGCGCAGAGGTTTACAGCGTCGCCAGTAAGAAAGACCAAGCCCGCATTATCTTTGACGAAACCTGTAATATGGTACGGCAAAGCCCGGACTTGCTACAGGTAGTAAAGAAGCGGAAAAGCGACCTTTATTTTTCGCTTACCTTTTCAAAATTCCAGCCATTAGGGAAGAACAGCGACACGCTGGACGGACTAAACAGCCATTTAGTAATCATGGACGAGCTGCACAGTATAAAAGACCGGAATTTATACGAGGTAATGAAGCAGAGCCAGAGCGCAAGACGGCAGCCCCTTTTGATTATGATTACTACCGCCGGAACAATCCGGGAATGTATCTTTGATGATATGTATAAATACGCCTGTGGCGTGGCCGACGGCACAATACAAGACGACAGCTTTTTACCGATACTGTACGAGCTGGACGAAAAGAAAGAATGGCTTGACCCTATGGCGTGGGAAAAGGCAAACCCCGGCTTAAACCGAATAAAGAAACTTGACGACCTTATAGGAAAGGTGGAACGGGCAAAGAACAGCCCGCGCGACCTTACCGGAGTTTTAGTAAAGGACTTCAATGTAATTCAGTCTGTGGGTACAGCATGGCTTACCTTCGATGATATAAACAACACAGAAACCTTTGATATTGCAGATTTTAAAGGCAGCTATGCCATAGGCGGCGCAGATTTAAGCATAACAACAGACCTTACCTGTGCAACGCTCTTACTCATGGATAAGCAAGAAAAACGGTACGTTATTCAAATGTATTGGCTACCGGCAGATAATTTTGAAAAGCGCGTAAAAGAAGAAAAAATACCCTATGATAAATGGCTGGAAGCCGGACAGCTTAGACTATGCGCCGGTAATAGTATCAACTACAGCGACGTTACAGCGTGGTTTATGGAAATGGTATATAACTATGAGATAACCCCCGCATGGATTTATTACGACAGCTACAGCGCAAAATATTGGGTTCAAGAAATGGAAAGCAACGGCTTTAATATGGTGCGCTGCATACAGGGGGCTAAAACCTTGTCTTTGCCTATGCAGATGTTAGGCGCAGACTTAAAGGCCAAAAAGATAAACTACAACAACAGCAGCTTGCTTAAATGGTGCATGACAAATACCGGCGTACAAGAAGACAGAAACGGCAATATAGTACCCATTAAGGCACAAAGCCCTAAATACCGCATAGACGGCTTAGCAAGCCTGTTAGACGCTTATGTAGGGCTATACGAGCATTACACCGAATACAAAGACGCTATTTAGAAAGGGGCGCAGCTATGCAAAATCAATATTATCTTAAAGACAAAAAAGCACAGATTTACAAAGTGACCCATTCACAGGAACCGGGGGGCTTTCCAGCAGTTAACGGATATTACCCGCGTTGTCCGTCCCCTATGTGGTGCTATACGCGCCAGTTATCACAAGAGCAAGTATTTGCGGCGGCGGCGTGGGGAGAATCGGAAACCCGGCTTTTCGTCTTTAATTATTATACAGGAATCGACCTTTATAATGTCATAAGCTATAAGGGCGAATGGTACGAAATAACAAGAGTTGATACCACAGATGATTATAACGGGGATTTGTTCATATACGTTAAAAAAACAAGCGCAGCAAAAGAAGAACTTATAAAAGAATATGACCCCACAAAATGGGAATGAACCCACAGAGTATAGGCGAGTAGTTGCGGCTACCCGCCTATTTTTATTTTTACAAAATAATACTTGACACGCAAGTAATACGGTATTATAATGTATACATAAAAAGAAAGGAGACAAAACCATGAACACAAAACTTACAGCACAGGAAGCCTTGAAGCTCTTTCAACTGTGGGAAGATTTGATTTTATCCGGCGAACTTCCCGACCCTAAACGCTTTAACCAAGACTTTCTAAAATTTTACGGGGGGGGGGGGGAAATCAGAACAAGCACCCTATGCGCTCATGTTCAACGCTTTTGTGGGTGCATTAGACCTTATGGAACTTGCAGAAATAAAAGAAGCCCCCGCACAAGAGCAGGGGCAAGCATAGCCGGAGCTATACCACTTCACAAATAGTATAGTATCACATTTCCGGCAGAAAGGAAAGTGTTATGATTACAAAACCTATAACGAAAGAAGAAGCTTACCAGATTTTTAAGCGCGAAGCTGTTTTAATCGGTTTTGATAACAGAGTACCAGCCAGTAAAGCTAAATTTTACTTTGGAAAAGAAGCTTTAGAACACGCCCAAAAGGTTGGAAAACTGGAAGCTTGTAAAATTTACGGAATTGGAAAACGCTGTGATATGTACAAATACTTTACTTTAAAAGGCATTGAGCTTGCAGCTACTTACCGCAACATAAACCTATTGTTAGACGAGGAAGAAGCTACAAAGTAATATCAAAAATACATGTATAGGCGGCTTACTCTTGACAATGGGTTAGCCGCCTGTTATTATGTATACATCAAATAAGAAAGGCAGGGCTATTATGACAGAGTTTAGATTTTATCTTAGCACAGAAGATACAGAAAGGCTTTTCGCACTAAAAGAAGAAGCCGGAGAAACACAACTAACCGGCAACGAATATGCCAGACAACTTTTAGAAGCTACTTTATACCGTCTGCACCCGGAGCAGGTACGGTATGACGATGAAACCGGCGAAAGAATACCAAGAAAGAGAGGGGCGGCGCATGATTAAAAACATGGATACAATAGCGCAATATAAAATAATGCAATTCATACAGGCCAACTTTTACGAGGAAGCTATAACAGTAACCAAAGTAGACGAAGCCGCCCTAAAAGTAACAGACAAAAACGGGGAAAGCCTAATATTTGAATATGTAAACGGCGAAATAAAAGAAAGGGGGTAAACCTATGCAAGTAATAGCCTTTGTCAATCAAAAAGGCGGCGTAGGCAAAACAACGTCATGCCTTAATGTGGGGGCAGGGTTAAGCCGCAAAGGTAAACGCGTGCTGCTTATCGACACAGACCCACAAGGCAACCTTACTATAAGCGCGGGCATACACCTTAAAGACGGGGAACCCACAGTACATGAAGTATTAAAGGGCAGCACCAATATAAACGACGCTATCAAGCCCGGAGCCTATGACGTACTACCAGCAGATATTATGCTAAGCGGCGCAGAAATAGAGCTTGCCAGCGTTCCGGGGCGGGAAATGATACTGAAAGAAGCCATAGGAGAGCTTAAGAAGCCTTATGACTATATTTTGATTGACTGCCCGCCGTCATTAAGCATTATAACGCTTATGGCACTTACCGCAGCTAATAGCGTTATTGTCCCGGTACAGGCGCATTATTTAGCCCTTAACGGCATTGCACAGCTTAGAGACACTATCAGCCTTGTAAGAAAGAGAATGAACCCACAGTTGAATATAGGCGGCGTTATCGTTACTCAATACGATAACAGGCGGCTTATTGATAAAGAGGTGCTGGAAAGCCTTACAGCGGCGTTTCCGGGCAAGGTATTTGAAACCACAGTAAGTAATAGCGTTGCCCTTGTGGAAGCCCCAAGCTTTGGCAAAGATATATTTGAGTATAAGCCCAACAGTAAACCGGCGGCGCAGTATGAAGCCATAGTAAACGAAATTATGAAAAGGAGTTAAGAAAAATGGCAAACAGATTAGGGAACAACCCACTTTTTGACACATCAGAAACCCCGGAATTTGACGCAGAGAAAGAGCGCAAAGCTTTAGGTATAGAAGTACCGCAAGAGGGTACTAAAAAGCGCGGCAGACCCAAAAAAGACGGCCTTGTGAGGAATAACGCAGCGCAGGAAGGCTTACCGGAAGACTGGACACGGGCAACCTTTATAGTTCAGACCGATAAATTAGAGCTATTGAAAGATTATGCCTATACAGAACGAATTACCTTAAAAGAAGCATTAGACCAAGCCTTAGACCGTTTCTTTGAGGACGTAGACCAAGACAAACTTTTACCGCATAAATAAGGGGGATAGCGCATGATTGAAATAAACGGAGAAAAGGCATATACCACGAAAGAAGCCGCAGCCATTCTTAATAAAACAGTGTCGGTTATCCGTAAATATGCCAGAGAGGGGCGGCTTAAAGCCGAAACAATGAGCAATAGAAAATATATACCAGAAAGCAGCTTGCGGGCTTTTGCACAGAAAGCAGGTGAGTAAATGCCGCATTTAATAGACGAACTCACGCCGGAAGAAACCAAGAAAATAGAGAGAATAGACGCATACTATAGGCCGTTGCTCAATGCTTCCATGTCGCGGCTTAATATTGCCATAAAAAAATGGACAGAAAGAACGGCAGACTATGACAAAGAGTTAGCCGACGAGCTGGAAGCGGCCAGCAGCGAAGAAACCGCGCTTAATGCGGAATGGCTGGAAGCAAGAAAGACCATTACAGACGCAGCCGAAGAAAGGCTATTTTTAAGAGATTATGACGGACAGACGGAAAAAATTGTAAAGCTCATTAAAACGGAAGTACCCCGCCTTATTGCAGTAAACAGGGTATTCGCAGGAGACGAACCCACAGAGGTTGAAAGGCGGGAACAGGCCGAAAGAGCCGAGAAAAACCGGAAAGAAATCATAGAAGCCATAGCCTTTAACGAACAGCAGCTAAAAGACCGGCCAAACGACGAGGAATTAAAGCAGGCAACGGCAGACCTTAAAGAAGTGCTTTCCAGCGGTTCTTATGACATAAAACCGCTTTATGACATTATTCATTCAGACGACAATTTGCGGGCTGAAATTTTGCAAACATTCGCACGCTATCTTGACTATCTGAAAAAGAACGCACCGGACGAATACACAAAAGCCTTAGCCTATATTGACGCTTGCATAGAAGTAAAAAAGCAGATTTACGAAGAAAAAATACAGGGGGAACCGCAAAGGAAAAAAGACGCATACCGCACAAAAGCAAAAGCAGGAGATGTTTATAAAAAAATACCCCAAAATTTAGCCGTAACGACCTTACCAAATTACCAGCACAGTATAAGCCTGTACCAAAACGGAAACGCCTATTTGCAACCACTTTCAAGCACAGACGGCCTAAAATTTCAAGACGGGAAAATGTATTTTGCAGGTGAGCGAATGCGGCCGGTAAGCGAAGTAGAACTACAAAACATGAAAACTAAAGAGGGAATAGAAAACATAGACCTTGCTTTATTGCGCGTATTTTACAGCATTGTATTATCATCCTTTGAAGATAGCGGTTACAAGACGCTTAAGCCTATCATATCAATGTATGTTCCAAATTTAGCGGAGCATTTAGGCATGAAGAGGAATTTAGACAAGCAGCGTATTGCACAGGTTATTTCTAAAACACAACAATTTCATAATATTGTCGGAGTTCTTCACGGAACAAGAAACGGGAAGCCAACGCAAAGCCTTTTCCCCGTTCTTAACTTTGAGGGCTACAATGAGAAAACAAACACAATAGCATTTAGCAGCCCTTATATGAACCATGTAATAGAAACCGTTTATAATATTGCCATTCGCAGGGATAAGAAAGGCGCACCGCGCCTAAAATCAAACGGGGAGCCTATGCGCCTTGTCTCTCACTCTTACCTTGTAAAATCCGAAATCAGCAAAGAGCGAAACAAAGCCGCCGTTGAAAATGTGATTATCATTACAACACTTATAGAACAGGCCGGGGAAAATGTACCACGCATAAAAGCCAGCACAATTATAGAGAGAAACCCGCAATTACAACAGCGACTTGAAAACAGCAGCAATAAACGGCAGCTACTAAGGAACGTGTTTACAAAAACATGGGAACTTTTGCGGACGAAAACCAGATTGCAGGAAGTCTATAAAAACATACAGCTTCCAGACCCTAAAGACCCCGCAAATATACCGACAGTTACAACGCTTGAAAGTACGGTTTTTTCATTTCCTCACGACGGTAAAAGGCGAGAAAAGTAATACCGTATTATTATGTTTACAAATTGCCCCGAACCCTTACGCAAATTGCCCCAAACCCTTACGCAAATTGCCCCGAACCCTTACGCAAATTGCCCCGAACCCTTACACCCCCAACCCCGCAAACCCTTGTAAATACTGGGTTTTAGGGCAGAAAAATTTTCCTAATACTATAATACTTTAATATTATAGTACCGGCGGGCGGCTTCCCTTTACAGCCGCCGCCCGTGTGGATACTATATAAGCATAATATATCCCGGATATAGGCCGCCTATACCTGTGGGAACATGAAAGGAGCGTGACCGCATGGCGCAGCCAATTTTGCCGCGCGAGCTGGACGAGCTGAAGCCCTTAAAACAATGGGTGTGCTATCAGCTTGTATGGAATGAAAAGAAAGGTAAATATGGAAAAGTGCCAAAGAACCCGGCGACGGGGTACGGCGCGAAAGCCAACGACCCGGAAACATGGGCGACTTATGCCGAAGCAGTAAGCGCAATGCAGAGCCGACAGCTTGACGGCGTGGGCTTTGAATTTGCCGCCGGTTACATGGGCATTGACCTTGATAATGTGATAAACGAAGCCGGAGAGCTTAACCAGCTTGCGGCAGATATTGTAAAAGAGCTTGACAGCTACACGGAATATAGCCCAAGTAAAAAGGGGCTGCATATTCTTATAAAGACCGCCTTAGAGCCTGTAGGAAAAAGGAACGATGAAATAGGGCTTGAAATGTATAATAATGGCCGTTTCTTCACAGTGACCGGCGAAGTATACGGGCAGGCCAAACCGATACAAGAACGGACTGCACAGGTAAAGGCCATCATTTCCAAGTACCTACCGGACAAGCCAAAGCAGCAAGAGCCTAACAACACTGTGGGGGCATATCCTGTAGACGAAAGCGCAGCGGAGATATGGGAAAAGATGTTTTCCAGTAAAAGCGGTGCGGAAATCCGGGCTTTGTATGACGGGGATTTATCCGGGCATAGCGGCGACCATAGCCGCGCAGACCAAGCCTTAGCAAACCATTTAGCATACTGGACAAATGGCGACGCGGCGAAAATGGACGCAATGTTTAGGCAATCCGGGCTTATGCGTGAGAAATGGAACCAAAGGCGCGGGGCGCAGACATACGGCGAAAGGACTATAGCAGAAGCTTTAAGGGGCTTTATGCCGTACATACCGCCCGCCAGAACGACAGCGCAGCCAAAAGTACAGGAGAGGGGGCAGGAAAAACCTGTGAATAATTCAGCCCAACAGGGTATACATGAAAAGAACGATATACAGAGTAATACAAGCCCCTTTGCGGCGTCGCAACAGCCGGACGGCGTAAGAGCCTATATTTACAGGGCAATGGGGGCAGAGCTTAGCCACTTCCAAAGTTTTAAGGACAGGAAAACAGGATATAGAAACCTTGACGCTATAACGAGCCTTTACCCCGGATTATATGTTATAGGGGCAATAAGCAGCTTAGGCAAAACCACCTTTGTACACCAGTTAGGCGACCAATTAGCCGCGACGGGCGACCATGTTTTATATTTCAGCCTTGAACAATCCCGGCTTGAAATGGTAACAAAGGGAATGAGCCGCATAACCGCACAGCGCAGCTTTTCAGATGGATTTGAAACGGCGGTAAGTGCTATTGATATAAGGCGGGGTACGGTAACGGAAGCTGTAAAAGAAGCGGCCAGAGAGTACGGGGAAAAGGCCATAACAGAAAGTATTATAGAGTGCGGATTTGATACCACGATAGATAGTATAGTGGGCTATGTAAACAGCTATATGGAAGCGAACAAGGATATAAAGCCCGTTGTTATCGTCGATTATTTACAGATAATCAGACCGGCAGACCCACGGCAGACGGCAAAAGACGCGGTAGACGCTCATGTGAGAGCCTTAAAAATGTTGCAACGGAATAATGATTTAGTTGTGCTTGTGATATGCAGCTTAAACCGGCAAAATTATTTAACCCCTGTAGATTTTGAAAGCTTCAAAGAAAGCGGGGGCATTGAGTATACCGCAGATGTGGTATGGGGCTTGCAGCTTGCCATTATGAATGATGAGCTTTTCGACAAAGATAAAAAGCTTAAGGAAAAGCGCGAAGCAGTAAAACGGGCAAAGCTTGAAGTGCCGCGCAAGGTAGAACTTGTTTGCTTAAAGAACAGATACGGGCGCAGCTCCTATTCCTGTGGGTTCAATTATTATCCGCAGTATGATTTGTTTGTACCGGAAGATGAATTTACACCAATATCCGACGCGGATTTACCCGCCGGGTGGTAAGATTTAGGCGCACTTTAACGGTGCGTCTATTTCTTTGTTTTTTATGTATACATTGTATTTGACAATTACAAGATAATATGCTATTATCAATGTGAGGTGGTATAAATGAAAACAATGGTAACACCGCCGGAATATCCGGACTTAAAAATAAAAAAGATTGTTACAGACGAGGGCGACGCGCTGGACGATTTTATTTATAACCCGTGTGCAATGCCTATTCCCGGCTTTGTGCCGTTAAAACAAAGCACAGAAAGCAATAGTACGCTTTATCTCAATGCGGATAAGATTTTAGCTTTTGTGATTACAGACGAAGAACAGCAGCACATGAGAACAGACCTTATAAAGCCCAAAGAATATAAAGAAAGGGGCTAACCAATGGGACTTTTTGACCGTATTTTTAGGCGGCAGGAGAAAAGGCCGGTAGTTCAGTTTATCAATGAGCAGACCGGGGCTTTCACTTCAACCTGTGGGGACGCTTACAGCAATGATATTTACCGGGGTGCGGTTGACGCTATCGCCCGGAACATGGGAAAGCTTAAGGGTAGCCATGTATTAAAATATGCCGACCATAACGAAATTGAGGGAGATTGTAAGCTTAACCGTTTGTTACAGGTGCGGCCAAACCCGTATATGAGCGCATACGACTTTTTATATAAGCTTGCAACTCATTATTACCTGTACAATAACGCTTTTGCTTTGCTATGCAGAGATGAGCGCGGCAATATTACAGGAATTTACCCGATTACTTCAACCGGCGTAGATATGCTAAGCGACGCGCAGGGCGGTTTATATTGCCGGTTTTATTTCAAAAGCGGCCAGCAATCTATTTTTCCTTACCGGGATATTATCCACTTGCGCCGGAACTTCAACAGCGACAGCCTTTTAGGAGACGACAACCGCGCATTATTCCCCGCGCTGGAGCTTGCGCATACACAAAATGAGGGGATTATAAGCGGAATTAAGGCCGGGGCAAATATCCGGGGCATATTGAAATATACACAGATAATGTCACCGGAAAAATTGAAAGAAGAAAAGGCGGCTTTTATCAATGATTATCTGCAAATCAGCAATGACGGCGGCATAGTGGCATTAGACCAAAAAGCCGAATATCAGCCGATAGAGAGTAAGCCGGTTATCCTTAGCGCAGAGCAGACACAGGAAGTAAAAAGCAAGATTTACGACTATTTAGGGGTTACAGAAAGCATTGTAAACAGCAGCTATACAGAAGATGAATTTAGCGCGTTTTACGAAAGCACAATAGAACCCTTTGCAGTAGCCCTAAGCATGGAGTTTACCGCAAAAGTCTTTACAGACCGTGAGCAGGCTTTTGGAAATTCCATTGTATTTGAAAGCGGGCGGCTGCAATTCAGCAGCAATAAAACGAAAGTAGAGCTTATAAAGGAGCTTATGCCTTTAGGCCTACTTACAGTAAATCAGGCCTTAGAAATCCTTAATATGCCCGGAATTGAGGGCGGCGACAAGCGTTTACAGACTTTGAACGTAGTAGACGCAAATAAAGCAAATCAATACCAGCTTACAAAGGCGGGGAGTGATACAGAATGAAATACATTTATGGTGTATACAGAAAATACAGATATTACAGAGTATGCCCGTATTGCGGGGCGCATTTAGACCCCGGCGAAAAATGCGACTGTAGGAAAGGCGGTGCAGCATGAGTAAAGATTTTAATTACCAGATAACCCGCCCTGTGGCGGTTCTTAGCCGCAGTAATAACGGGAGATATACAGCAGAAGTAAACTATATCAGCTATAACGGCGACGAGCCTAAGCTTGATATAAGAAAATGGGACAGGGAAAACAATAAAATGCTTAAGGGCATTGCGCTTAACAAAGCGGAAGCCGAAGCCCTTAAAGAAGCCCTGTTAGGGGGTATGGAGCCATGAAAGAAATCAGAGTAGCGGAAATTAGAGCAGAAGCACCGGCAGGAGCTGAAAGCCTAACTTTGTGGGGGCAGCCTATTGTATTTGACACGCCCACCACGATACACGACCCGGCAGGGGACTATATCGAAATTATTCAGCGTGGCGCACTGGACGGCGCAGACCTTAGCGACGTGAGATTATTTTATAATCACGATTTAAGCAAAGTGCCGCTTGCCAGAACGCCTAAGACAATGCAGCTAAGTATGGGCGCGGCAGGGCTTGAAATGAAAGCGGCATTGCCAGACACAGAGGAAGCGCGGGCGGTATATGAAGCTGTAAAACGCGGGGATTTATCCGGCATGAGCTTTGCATTTAAGGTACCGGCGGGCGGCGATAGATACGACGTAAGCACCAACACCCGAACAATTACAAAGATTGAAAAAGTGTTAGAGTGCAGCGTTGTGCCTTTTCCGGCCTATCCTACAACCAGCGTAGAAGCCCGCAGCGCAATTTCCAACGGCCTTAAGAACCTTGAAGCAAGGCGACAGGCTAAAATACTTTACAACCAGATTATGAAAGAGAGGTTTTAACCTATGAAATTTAAAACTATTGCAGAAGCCTTTAACCATTATCGCACTATGAGCGTTGAAGATATGGAAAAGAGGGCAAAAGAAATTAACGACCTTATCGACACCGACGCAAGCGCAGACCTTGAAGCCCTTAATATTGAGCTGAGAGGCATTAAGGAAGCCCGCGAAAATGCGGAAATGAGAGCCAGCGCAGCGCAGACCTATAATTTCATTACCGGTATGCACACCGGCAGACCGTCTTTTGAAGCCACAGAGGGGGACATTGTAGCAAGCCCGGAATACCGCAGCGCATTTTTTAAGCGTCTGTTAGGCCGTGAGCTGAACGAGGGCGAAACCGCCGCATGGAAGAAAGCGCAGGACGAAAAGAGAGCCGACGCTTACAGCACTGTTTCAGAAGTGGCCGGGGTTATCCCTACACAGACACTTAACGAGGTTATCAGCAAAGCCCGCACAATGGGCGGCGTACTGGCAAATTGCCGCGCGTTCAATATCCCGGCAAAAACCCGTATTCCTGTAGGTACACCACTTTCAGCCGCAGAATGGAACGAAGAAGGAACCGCAGTAGAAAGCGGGGAGCCGTCTATTTCTTATGTGGAGTTTGGTAATTATGAAATTATCAAAGTGCTTAGTATTTCCGCGTCTGTGCGTAAAATGAGCGTTCCGGCCTTTGAAAGCTATCTTACCACGGAGCTTAACAGTAATGTTATGGCGACCCTTGCAAATGGCGTAATCAATGGAACCGGAAGCGCACAGGGAACCGGCCTTGAAAAAGGTATCTCATGGGACGGCACCAACAGCGTAACATTTACCGGCAGCACAAATACTAAGCTTGCATGGGACGACCTTGTAAAAGCTATGGCATTGCTTAAGCGCGGATATGCCAACGGCGCAAAGTTCGCTATGAACAATGCCACGCTTTACAATCATGTTTACAGCCTTATGGACAATAATAAGCGGCCTGTATTCATTCAGGACACACAGACCGACAGAGTAGGTAAGATTTTGGGCTTTGAAGTTATCGTAGATGACTACATCCCGGATGATACTATTTACTTTGGCAACTTCCAGTACATGGGTTACAACATGGTAGACGGTATCGCGGTGGAAGCTTCCACGCAGAGCAGCTTTAAGAGTGGCCGCATTGATTACCGCGGAATGTGTATTGCCGACTGCAAGCCTATTGTAACAGAAGCTTTTGTAAAGCTTTCTAAGGCCAGCGAGTAAACAGCTTAGAGGGGGTGCAGGGTGCTATAACGCCCCTGTGCCCTTTTCTTTATGAAAGAGAGGTTTTTATAATGCTAAATCTTACAGACGCATTAAATGTGCTTAGACTGGACAGCGGAGCCAATGACGATTTTGTATATTCTTTACTGGAAGCTATTCCCGGATATATCGAGGTAACAACCGGAATGAGCATAGAACAGCAGGAAACGGAGCCTTTAGTTGATACGGTAAGCGGCTTTCTTCTTACCCTGTGGTATTACAGCGACCATACAGACGACGTAAAATTACAGCGTACTATTGATAACCTGTTAAAGTGCATTACGCTTAAGGTACAGCGGAACCCATGAAAGAATACGCAAAAGCCTTTTACAAAGGGAAACAATGGAAGAAAATAAGCCGCCTGTATATGGAACAGCAGCACTATATATGCGAAAGGTGCGGAGGTGTAGCCACGATATGCCACCACAGAAAATATATATCTCCGGCAAACATCAATAACCCGGCCATAACTCTAAATTTTGATAATTTAGAAGCCTTATGCCAAGAGTGCCACAACCAAGAACATTTCCAGAAATACAATACGGCCATATTTGACGCAAACGGGAATATGACCGGCGTAAAAGAGAGCGCAGAGCTTGAAGAATATAAAAAAGCGATTGAAGAATTAGAACGCATGAAAAAAGGCCGCGTAGAAAGCCCGTAGAGCCATTTTAACGAGTGCGGCAATATAAAACCTTGTCTAAGCATTAAAAGGCCGTGTACGGGCTTATATGAGCCTTAAACGGCCATTCTTAAATTAAGGGGGTATATTATGAATTTTGTGGAGCCTATCAGAGATACCACAACAGTACAGGACATTGCCGACTATCTGAAAGAGAAAGCCCCTAAATACTACATAATGTACATGATAGGCATATACAGCGGGCTTAGGGTATCGGACATATTAAAGCTTAAAATCCGGGACGTGAGGGGAAAGGACAAAATAAAAATACGGGAGAAAAAGACCGGAAAAGAAAAGCTCTTTCCAGTGAACCGGGAATTAGCCGCAGCCATTGAGGACTATTGCAAGGATAAGAAAGATTATGAATACCTTGTACCAAGTGCCAGAGCTGTAAACAAGGCGGTAAGCAGAGAGTACGCATACAGGGTAATACATGAAGCAGGGCAGCACTTTGGCCTTGATAACTTAGGCACGCATACAATGCGCAAGACCTTCGGTTATCACTTCTACCTACAAACAAAAGATATTGTGCTGCTTATGCGTATCTTCAACCACAACGACGAAAGCAAAACGCTTAGATACATTGGCATAGAACAGACCACAATAGACGCGGCTATGATGAAGTTTAGCTATAAAAAATAGGGTACAACTTCACATATTAAACGCCTGTGAAGTGTGAGTATGTATACATGATAATAAACCCTTATTCTGTGGGCTATTTGCGTATATCTGCAATACTTCACACAATGACCATTAAGTGAATGAGAGAAAGAGAACCAAACGGCGCAGGAAACGGCAGGCAGATTATTTTTAATCCCCCCGGCCTTTATAAAAGGGCATGGGGCTTAGGTACA